TGGTGACCGCAACCCTTTGCTCTGTGGTTGTTGTTCTTATTGGTGCGCTAGTCCACGGGCTGTTTGTCAAGGAAGTGGACAACACCAAGATTTTTGAAATCATTGGCCCTGCTTTTCAAACCATTGTCGGTGGACTTATTGGCTGGTTGTCTGGCCTAAAGGTTGGTAGCCACATGGACGAAATCAAAGTAGGAGAAACAAATGGCACTTGATCCCGTATCCGCACTTCTTGACATTGGTGGCAAAGTCATGGATCGGCTGTGGCCTGATCCTGCACAAGCTGCTGCCGCCAAACTGGAATTGTTCAAACTACAGCAAAGCGGCGAATTGGCAATGATTGCCGGTCAGCTTGACATCAACAAAGTTGAGGCTGCAAATCCATCGGTGTTCGTAAGCGGTTGGCGACCAGGCATTGGTTGGGTCTGCGGTGCAGGCTTTGCCGTGCAGTTTGTGATTGGCCCGTTAGCTGAATGGGGATCAATGCTTTACGGGCATCCGGTAAAGTTTCCCGTAATGGACACCGGAACAATCATGCCGCTTTTGCTTGGAATGCTTGGCCTTGGCGGTTTGAGAACTGCGGAAAAAATCAACGGTGTTGCTGCCAAATGAAAGCCAATTTTGATGCATCGTTTGAGCGCGTCATCAAAGCTGAAGGCGGCTATGTCAACGACCCTGATGACCGTGGTGGTGAAACAAACCTTGGCGTAACCATTGGCGCGTGGGGCGCGTATCTTGGGCGTGAAATCAAGCCAGACGAGATGAAGGCGCTGACAAAGGAAACCGTCAAGCCGTTTTACCGCGCTATGTATTGGGACAAAGTAAAGGGCGACGATCTGCCCTTAGCGGTCGATTACGTTGTTTTTGACTTTGCGGTCAATGCAGGGGTCAGCCGCGCCGCAAAGTTTCTTCAGCGGGCTGTAGGGGCTGTGGATGACGGCGTGATTGGCAGCGGCACATTGGGCAAAGTTGCTGTGACCAACAAGCAAAGGCTACTTGCTAATTTTGCTGAACAAAAGCAAAACTTTTATAAAGGTCTTGCAATCAACAACCCGAGCCAGCAAAAGTTTCTTAAAGGCTGGCTGGCCCGAGTAGATCACGTTAAATCAGCAGCGGATTCAATGCTTGCGTAATAACATTGTGCTAGCCTCGCGCAACTTTGCGGGGTCACTATGCAAGCTAAAGTTTCGCGTACTGAATTTGTAGAAATTTGGAATCAATTTGGATCGGTTGAAAAAGTTGCCGATTACTTAAAGATGGACAAACGTTCTGTACACCGTAGGCGGCGCAGAATTGAAGCATCTGAAAACTTGCCGTTGTGTACGGTGCATCCCAACACTAGCCTATATGCACAGTTACAGCCCATTCAGACATCAATCAATCGTGTAGACCTTGGCGTACTTGACCAAACCATCATTGTTTTTAGCGACGCGCATTTTTGGCCTGGAGAATATACAACGGCTTACAAAGGTCTATTGTGGGCAATTAAAGAATTAAAACCTCATGTAGTCATTTCTAATGGGGATGCATTTGATGGGGCGTCTATTAGTCGGCATGACCCGTTAGGCTGGTCTAAAACTCCAAGTGTGATTGAAGAACTGAAAGCAGTCCAAGCCCACCTTGGTGAAATAGAAGAGACAGCAAAAGCCGCCCGACACAATGTAAAACTTTTGTTTACTTGGGGCAATCATGACACCCGTTTTGCCAACAAATTAGCGGTTCAAGCGCCTCAGTATCGCGAAGTGCATGGGTTCAAATTGCAAGACCATTTGCCAGCATGGGAGTTTGCTTGGTCTGTATGGCCCACGCCCGACTGCGTTATCAAGCACCGATATAAAGGTGGAGTTCATGCCGCCCACAACAACACGGCCTCGGCTGGGGTGTCGGTGGTTACCGGCCATCTGCACAGTCTCAAGGTCACGCCTTATGCCGATTTTACTGGTAACAGATATGGTGTAGACACCGGAACTTTAGCGGAAGTGTACGGCCCACAATTTGACTACGGAGAAGGCAACCCATTAAACCACAGGTCGGGGTTTGTTGTGCTGACATTCAAGGGTGGTAGGCTCTTATGGCCTGAAGTAGTTAGCAAGTTTAGCGATTTTCAGGTCGAATTTAGGGCTCAAATTATCAACGTATAGGAGTTTTTATGTTTAATTTTTTTGTGTATATTGGTGAAGTCGCAGAAGTAGAAAACGATGATTCGTTTTTTGACAATTTTGAAGACGGCGAAAATTATGTCTACGACGAAGACTATGAGTGCTATTGCTGGTACGACGAACTTTATGATGCGTGGTATTGGCTGAACGAAGACACTGGCGAATGGCTCTTGGTCGAAGAAGATGACGAAGCCGATTGGGGCGACGACGAAGAGGAAGACGAAGAAGAGTGCGAAGAAGCCTAATCAGGGTAAATCATCGCTAAAGCGTCATTTAAGGACGCTTGAATCTTAGACACGACTTGCTCAAAAGGTAAGTCGTGTTTTCTATTCTGCCTTAGTATTTCATTAATTTCGTGCAGCGTTTGCCAAGCATAGCCCGAATGAATGGCTTTGATGGCTTCTTCTTCGTCGTTAAATGTCGCTGTGATTTTCATGTTGCACCATTTCGTTTAGTGATATGTCAATCTCTATTTGAGCCGCCATACCATCCTCATATCCTCGGGCATAGGAACTTTGTTCAACCGCAATCAATTGATTGATCAGCCGCTGCTGTATCTCACAAATGCGCATTAGGCTGTCCAGCGCAAGGTCGCGCTTGCTCATGCGCTCTTCTCTTCAATGTTGTAAAACCAATCGTTGTTAGCACTCCACTTGCGTGTTCCATCGACCGTCCAAAAAGTCTGTGCGGCTTGGAAATCAGGAAACTTTGTCTCAGCGGGCACAAGGCTTTGGTCATACCACAGACACCGGTTGTTTGGCTGGCAAGCAAATTGCCCGTTCTCAAGGCGCATGAAATTGAACGATTTGTGTTCTTCGGCTTGTTCAGTAAAGCCGGTGTCCAAGTCTTGCCCATCAGCGCAAAAATCCACAGTGAAAAGATATGTGCCGTGATGCCATTGCTTGTCTTTGCCAAGAAACTTTACGCCCAGGTTACGCAAAGCAATCTTTTCCACCACCGTAAACCGGTAGCCCATGCAATCCCACAATTGCAAAAAGTCAATGGGCAGATCGCCGTGGTCTGTTTTCCACACATAGGCGTGGATAGGCAGCTTGTCGTACAGCGCACCGTAAGCTGGCAACAGCGATTCAATGCGAAACACTTGCCCGCGCAAGGCTTTGATGCTGACCCAAATGGCTGGCTCCAGTTCGCCGTGGCCCTTGGTGAAATTGTGCAAAAACTCGCGCCGCACAAAACATTTTAATGGCGGCAATGCCGCAACGATGTAACTCATTTCATTTCTCCTATGTGGGCGGCGCGTAAAGCGTTTTTAACTTCTTCAAACGGCAAAAATGCGTCAGTTAGACAATGCCGATATGTTTGCATTAGTTCATAAAAATCCTGCGACTCTAAAAATTCATCAAATGCAACAGGCTCCTGCGCTGGCTGTGCCAATTCAAATTTTTCAAACAACGCATCTTTGTCCGCAGCCACGCTACGTTTTGAATCAAATCCGGTCATAGCATTCCATTCTTTAAAACAATGCAAGTGCCCTCAAGCAACGTAATCATGCTGTTGCCTTTGAACGCCATTTTTTGCAAATTTTCTTTTTGAGCGTCTACCGCAACACGGCATTGCTGTTCGGATTTGTACCAGTTTTGCGCTTGCATAAATTCACAATTGCCGTTCATGCAAACAAACAAGATGGGAACAAAAATAACTTGAATCATAAAAATACACTCCATAAAACCACCCCAAAACCGCCCACTACAAACAGCACTACCGCAACGGTCAGCGCAACAAACAACAAGCTAAATATCATGTCGTCGTCTTCGTCGTTCATTTGCAATGCTCCGCAAAAATTGCCAGCGGGTTGTTGCATGGCGGGCTGTAAAAGGTGTATCCAACATAGAAAAACACTACTGTAACGGTAGCGCACACGCCAATCAATGTAAAGATGGTTTCAATCAGTTTCATATCAATCGCCTTTGTTGTGGCTGAAATGCCCATTCCCGTTCCATCCGGTTTGACAATGATTTGACCAACTGGCCTGTTTGCTTAATTAGCCCCTGGCGTTCTAGTTCGGGCAACCGGCGACTAATCTGATTCTTGTCCAGCTTAGACATCAGCATGATGCCGTCCTTGCCAAGTGCCCCGTACTTTTGCAAGCAATCAACAATAATGACGGCGTGATCTTTAGCCAAGTCATAGGCTTGCGCTGCCGCCATATGGCTTGTCACTGGATCGGTGTTTCTAGAAAGGAATGTCATCGTCGTTATCCTTTGGCAAACCTTGGTATTTGTCCTCGCGTGGGCGCGGCTCATTCAAAAATGCCCAGCCGTCCCAGCCGCCTTCTTTCAGCGGGATTACATCCAGCTTAAGCATTTCGCCTTTTTGCGTTTGGATGATTGACCCAATTCGCTGGTAACGGTTTTTTTGTTGACCATCGGAATTGGTGTAGCTTCCAACGATACAAGTGATTTCCATTTTGATTTTTGACATGATTACCCTTTAAGTGATTCGGCGTGTTTCTTAATGCTGCTGCGGGTTTTGCTGTCAAGCATTCCCCACAAAGCGGTTTTTTCTTCCACATCGGTGATGCCCGAATATTCTTCAAACGCACCGATTAGGTCATTGGCGCTTATGCGCTCATCAATGGCTGCTGCAACATCTGCAACGATTGCCATACGGCTGGGCGGCACAAGGTCAGTCTTGGTCGCTGACACTTTTGGAGCCGGTGTTCTAGATGCCGCATTGCCATCATCATCTTCCGGCGCAATTCCAGCCGCCGCCATGAGGCTGTAACGCCTGGCGTAAGTCAATGCCGAGCCATAACCCTGCGCGTCTTGTTTGCTGGCAGGAACGTGCAGCTTGCCGCATTCCATCATTTCGCCTGATTCATGCACAAACACCGTTTCCACGGTCACGCCTGTGCTGTCCTCAGATGTGCGTTGCACCAATGCAATCCCTGCGTTGTTGAGGCTGTCAATGACTGCTTCGATGCAGCCTGACAAGTCCACATACTTGCTGCGGAAGTGCGGGTTTGTAGACGTTTTTAACGCCGGTGCAAACCCGCGCTGGGCGCGTACCAAAGCTGATGCAATATTCTTCATAAATCACCTCCAAAGTCTTCACCACATTTTTCGCAAGAGAAATACCACAGCACATTCACATCGTCAAAGGCGTGGCGCGTCATTTCACCGCAGTCATGTCCACAGATTGGGCATTCGTGATCTTCGCGGGGTCTGTCAAAAGTAGCGTCTGTTTGCATCAGTAGTACCTCGGGCCACAAGTTACATCAACAATGGTTTCAGCGGTGTAGCCATTGATTTTGCGCTTGCCAAACACGGTGATTGCCCGTAGGCCGGATGTCTCACATTGTTTGACAGCATCAATGACCTCAGACCGGCCCATTGATTGGATTTTCTTGTCCATCACCAATTGCTGTTCTGTCATGGGCGGTTCGCTGGCGCAGCCTACCAGCGCAAGGCATAGTAGATATTTCATGCGCGTTCTCCCATCAGAATCTTTTCAATATTGCTGATTTCTTCTACAGCAAATTCCATTTCTTGGCAAAGATGCCGCACTTGCGCCCGCAAGCATCCAACTTCGTAGGCCAGCCGGTCAGCGGTGTTGGTGCTGTAAGCATTGGCGCGGTCTTCACAATCTTTGATAATTTCAGCGGCGTTCATTTTTCAAGCCTTTCATCAATGTATTGGCGTAGGTATTGACGGGTTGCGGTATTGAGATAGTCAATCCATTCCAAACCGCCGTACCGCACCGAATAAACCGCAAGCGTGTCCATCTCGGTGTCCCATTCATAGTAGACCTCCAATTTGGCATATTCGCCATTAGGCAATTCGTCCCATTCAACTTCGCGCATGGAGTCGTAAACAGTCATACTCCACCTCCAACAAAATAGCCAATGGTGTAGCTAATGATGGCAATGGCTGCCGCTGTGATGATGCTGTCCCAAGTTTCGTGTGTCATTTGACTTTCCTAAAAAGTCCGCTTTGAAATGTTGCGGCTAAGGTAAGTATAAGCCAGCTTACACACATTAAGCAAACTTACATTGCTAAATGCATTAGGGCAAACCCTATGTTTGATGCCCATAAGTTAGCTTACAATGGCAGGATGACCAAACAGGAACTTATTGACAAAGCAGGCTCACGCAAAGCGCTGGCTGAATTGTTAGGCATCAGCCTGGCAGCTATTAGCCAATGGAAAGTTGTGCCTAAGGCGCGGTTGTGGCAGGCGAAAGATTTGCGGCCTGAGTGGTTTTGATTTAGCATTGGGCACGGCTACCTTTAGCGGGGGAAAAGGCGATTCGTTACCGCCCTGCCGATGTTCTTTTTAGTAACGTAAACCGATAACGTAAGGTTAAAAATGCATTACTACCAATTCAACATTGGTGATTACGTCAGCCACACACGGCATCTTTCCCCTATTGAAGACATTGCATATCGGCGCTTGCTGGATGCCTATTATTTAAGTGAACGCCCGTTAAACAGCGGTGTGGCGGTCGTTGCACGGCAAATAGGATTGCGCGACTATCAAGAAGAAGTTGCCGTTGTTCTTGATGAGTTTTTTAAGCTGACCGAGGAAGGCTGGATTAACAGTCGTGCCGACAAGGAAATTGCCCATTTTCATAGCAAAATTGAACAAGCGTCTAAGGCAGGTAAAGCATCTGCTGAACGCCGGAGCAACGCCCGTTCAACGGACGTTCAACCAACCAATAACCAAGAACCAATAACCAATAACCATAAACCAAAGAATACAAATACAGTCGCCCCGCCTCACGGCGTGACGGTTGGTGTTTGGCAGGATTGGTTGAAATTGAGGAAATCAAAAAAGGCGGCGGTTACCCAAACAGCCCTTGATGGCATACAGCGCGAAGCGGACAAAGCAGGGGTCAGCCTACAGACAGTCCTTGAAACGTGCTGTGAACGGGGCTGGACGGGCTTTAAGGCCGAATGGATGCAGTCTCATGTCCATCAAGACAAGACCATGGGCGCTGCCAGGGCCATTTTTGGTGACGAAAGGAACTTCAATGTCCTCAAAATTACCTGATGGCTGGATTCAGCGGCTGTTTGCGGCCTTGCAAGGCAATTACGGCACTCGGTTTATGAATCAATGGAAGACCGGACAGACGCTGCCGGACGGGTCTGATGCTGGTGTGGTCAACGCCATGAATCATTGGAGTGAAAAGATGGCGGGTTTTAGCGCGGCAACGATAAAACGGGCGCTGGAGAACTTGCCGGAAGACCCGCCTACGCTGCCGCAATGGATCAATTTGCTGCGCCGCAGCTATGTTGAGCCGCCTTTTTTGCAGTTGGGAAATGAATTGACCGCCGAACAGCGGGCAAAGAACAAGGCCAGGATTGCTGAACTAATTGCAAAATTGAAAGAAAAAGCATGAGACACGCCGCAAGGGTTGACGCAAATCAGGCCGAAATTTGCGCCGCATTGCGAAATGCTGGCGCATGGGTTTACATCATTGGCTTGCCGGTTGACCTTTTGGTTGGATACAAAGGGCACACATTCTTGATGGAAGTCAAAACCAACAGTAAAGCCCGTTTTACGGGCCTACAAGCCGACTTTTTCCAAAATTGGGCCGGTGGTACGTTATGCAGGGTTGACAGCCCAAAGGCGGCTTTAGACA